AAAAATCCACTCCACACTACAGGCTCTCTTGCACTCTACTAAAAAGTAGTGTATAAAATTATCACTATACATATATTAATTTTCTGCATAGACGCAGTATAGTCGACGGCCTAGAGACTATGTGGAATTAACTAGGAGAATAATCATGGCTAATACAACCTTTTCAGGACCGGTCATTTCTAAAAATGGCTTTATAGGTTTTGGACCCGGAATGTCAGTTAATATTAATTCTACAGGCTTAGGTGCTCAAGGATTAAATTTAACTGTAAACGATCACGCAGGCAGACTTTTAATATCACAAGATGCAGATGGTATTTATACTTTACCAAGTATTAATACTAATGCTAATGGTGTTACTGCAGGTGCTACTGACTACAACAACTTGAATAACATTGGTGCAACTTTCACTTTTTACATTGATACACTTGCAACTGATGTTCAAATTCAAACAGATGGTGTTGATAAGTTCACAGGTGCCGCTATGATCGCTGTTGATGATGGAGCTAAAAAAGCTTTCTTTCCAGCAGCATCAAATGATGTGCTTTCTATGAATGGAACAACTACAGGTGGGATTGTTGGTTCTGTAATTCAAATTACAGCACTAGAATCTGCTCAGTATTTGGTACACAATACTTTGATCCTTGGATCAGGAACTATTGTTACTCCATTTAGCGATACGTAATAAATAATTAATTTGTGTGAGTCTTCGGACTCACACAAGTTTTAAGGAGAATTAAATATGAGATCAGATGTAAAAGCGATTCAAATAACAGCAGCAGGTCAAGTGTTTGGTGGAAGAACAAGACTAAGAGGAATTATTCTTTCTAACACAACAACTACTACTGATACAGGATCAATAACTTTACAAGATATCAGCGGAACTCAATTCACTGCAGAGGTTCCTCCAGGAGATGTTTTTACTTTTAACATGCCTGAAGATGGAATTTTATTTAAATCTGGAATGACTTGTAGCGCTATCACTAGTGCTAAATCAACCGTGTTAATAGATAAGTAAGGAGACAAAATGGATTCAGATCAGAAGACATTAAACATGACAACAGTAGGAGCTGACACTCTTGCAAGAGCAGGTAGAGCTAGAATTACTTCTATTCAAGGATTAGGCATAGCATCATCTACAATTATTTTTTATGATTCAGCAGATGCAAGTACGCCAGGAACAGCAGTAGCTACTTATAAATTTGGAACTGAAGGATTAGAAGTTTATATTCCAGGTTCAGGTATTAAGTTTGAAAATGGTATTGTTTATAATTTAGCAGGAGCAGGCGGAAGCATTACAGTAACTATTACAGGAGCTTAATGGCAACTTCAGGAACTACAGTCTTTGAAAAAAATTTTGCTATCGATGATATAATCACCGAAGCTTATGAGAGATTAGGACGTTTTGATTATTCTGGAAATGATATAAAATCTGCAAGACGTTCTTTAAATATAATGTTTCAAGAATGGGCAAACAGAGGTTTGCATTTTTGGGAAGTTGGAAATAATGATATTACATTAGTTAATGGCAAATCTGTTTATACAATGTTTAGATCAACGTCTGATGGAACTTCAGATGCAACAGCAGTTTATGGTGTTGATGATGTATTAGAAGCAGTTTACAGAAATAATACTTCAACTGATTTTCCATTAACAAAAATAAATAGATCTGCATATCAAGGTCTTTCAAATAAAACAAATACAGGAACTCCTACACAATATTTTGTACAAAGATTTATTGATAAAGTAACTATTACTTTATACTTAACTCCAGGCGCCTCTGAAGCCGGAAACAAGCTTAATTATTACTATGTAAAAAGAATTCAAGATGCAGGAGCTTATAGTAATGAAGCTGATGTACCTTACAGATTTGTACCATGTATGTGTGCAGGTTTAGCTTATTATCTTTCACAAAAAGTAAAACCAGAACTTACACAACAAATGAAATTATTATATGAAGATGAATTAAAAAGAGCATTAGAGGAAGATGGTTCACCTTCAAGTTCTTTTATAACTCCAAAAACTTATTATCCAAATGTCTAATTTATCTAGAGGAAAATACGCACAATTTATATCTGATCGTTCTGGTCAAGCATTTCCATATACGGAAATGGTTATTGAATGGAATGGTGCACGTGTACATACATCAGAGTTTGAAGCAAAACATCCACAACTAGATCCAAAACCAACTACTGCAGATGGACAAGGTTTAAGAAATGCAAGACCACAAACTTTTACACTTGCTTCTGGTGGCGGTGGTGGAATAGCTGTAGATTTAACTTTACCTGCTCCTTTTTCTTTTAGTACAAATCCTAATAGTATGGTTCCTGAAAATGGAAGTGAGATTAATATAAAAAGAGAAGCACTAATTAATTTAGGAACTGTAGAAATAACTGGAGTTGTAGATAGTGTTTCAGTTACTCCTACTCCTGTAACATCAAGTTTATCTTTAAACAGTGTTACAACTACAACTACTTCAGCCACAGTTTATGCAGTGACAGTTGCTAATCCTGGATCTGGAAACAAATATTATATAGATGGAGTTCAACAAGATACTTTATCTTTAACAATAGGATCAACATATAAATTTGATCAATCTGATTCTTCAAATGCAACTCACCCATTAAGGTTTTCAACAACAAGTGGTGGAACACATTCTGGTGGAACAGAATATACAACAGGTGTTACTACATCTGGTACACCTGGATCAACAGGTGCTTACACTCAAATAACTGTTGATGCAAGTGCACCTAGTACGTTATACTATTATTGTACAAATCATTCTGGAATGGGAGGTCAGATTAATATCACATAATGACATACGCTGAATTAGTACAAAAAATTAGAGATTATACAGAAGTTAGTTCAAATGTTTTAACTGACTCTATTACAAATGATATTATTCGAGATGCAGAATTAAGAATAATGAGAGATGTAGATGTTGATGCAAATAAAAGGTATGTAACAGCTGAGGTAATTTCAGGAACAAGATTTATTGATACACCTATTAATACTTTAGTAATTAGATCAGCCCAAATTGTAGATTCTGATGGAGTAGGTCAAGCTGATAATAGAGAATTTTTACAATGGAGAGATTCTAGCTTTATGTCTGAATTTAATCCAACTAATGCTCAAGGTGTTCCAAAATACTATAGCTGGTGGGATGATGACACAATAGTATTGGCTCCAACTCCAAATGCTACTTACACAATTCAATTAAATTATATCTTGAAACCAGAGACTTTATCTAGTACAAATACACAAACATATATTAGTCAACAATTTCCCAATGGCTTATTGTATGCATGCTTAGTTGAAGCATTTTCATTCTTAAAGGGGCCAAATGATCTCTTGCAATTATACGAAGGAAAGTATAAACAAGTATTAGAAGGCTTCTCTATAGAACAAATGGGAAGACGAAGACGTGATGAATATCAAAGTGGTGTTCCTCGTGTCGGTGGTAAATAATAATAAGGAGAAAAAACTATGGCTATTACACAAGCAATTTGCAATTCTTTCAAAAAAGAACTATTGGAAGGTGAGCATAATTTTGGTACTGGTGACGACAAGTTTAAGATCGCTCTTTATACTTCTTCAGCTACTCTAAACTCAGCAACAACTGCTTTTACAGCTTCAGGAGAAGTTTCAAATACAGGTCAATACACTTCTGGTGGCGGGTTACTTGTAAATAACGGAACTTCTATAACAGCTGGCGTCGCAAGAGTTGATTTCGCAGACAGGTCTTTTACTGGTGTGACATTAACTGCTAGAGGAGCTTTAATCTATAACACTTCTGCAACTGCAACTAATGCAGCTGTATGTGCTTTAGATTTTGGAGCAGATAAAACAGCGACTGCAGGTGTTTTCACAATTCAGTTTCCAGCAGCTACATCAACAGCAGCGATTTTAAGAATCTCTGGTTAGTACATAGGAGTTAAAATCCTATGGCATCAGGAACTTGGAATACTGGATTTTGGGGCCAAAACCAATGGAACGATTTAGCTGATCCTACGTTTACATTAACAGGGGTAAGTTTATCTGGTGTTATTGGAACGACTACCGAAATTGACGGTGATATAAATACAGGTTGGGGACGTATTGAGTGGGGCTTAAATGCCTGGGGTGAACTTGGTACTGTAATTCCAACAGGGATTGCTGCATCTTTTAGTATTGGTACTATTGGTTCTCAAATTGATGTATCTCCTGTTCCATTAGGAATGGGAATGACAGGTGCAGTCGGATCTCTATTTATAGATATTGCAAATACAGTTTTTCTTACAGGTAATACATTAACTAGCACATTGGCAAATGCTGATGCTGGTCCTGATGCAATGCTTACAACAAATCATGCTTCAGTAAATCTTGGAACCATTGATGCGTATAATCAAACTGGTTGGAGTAGACAACAATGGAACGTAAACGCATGGGGCGTTGAAGGTCAATACGCAACTGCAACACCAACTGGTATTGCAATGAATGCAAATATTGGAACGTTAACCGCAGTAGGAACTGGTGGTGTAATTCTTAATACTTTAAATGTTGCTGCAGCTACATTAGGTGTTGTTGATCCTGCTCCTGATGCTGGAGTAACTGGTAACTTTATGATTGGTGCTACCGGTCAATTAGGAATGCAAGGTGATGTTCCACAAGATGTAACTGGTATAGCAATGTCTGCAGGTTTAGGAAGTGTTGTAGTAGTACCGGGTCAAGAAGTTCCTTTAACAGGATTACCTGGTTTAGCTAGAGTAGCTTCTGTTACACCTATTATTCATGTAGATGTTTTAGTTACAGGAAATGCCTTGACTATGGCACAAGGTTCTGGTAGTGCTTTAATCTGGAACGAAGTAAACACAGGTACAGCGCCTATAGATCCTCCAGGATGGCAAGAAGTAGCTGCATAATGAGTTTGACACAAACTCAATTTTTTAGTAAAGTAAACGCAAATAAGGAATT